ATTAAAACCTGCACACCCACCTCCCTTTACATCTAAACGTATGTAACGAGATTTGTTTTTCAGTTTAACTTGAAATAGACGCCACTTTGCTGTTTCTGTAATTGTAATCATATTGCTAGCTCTAGCACTTTCCTCTGGGACTCAACATAACTATGTATAATACTTTGTATCCTCAAAACTCTTTAGTAATGGCCATGTTAGGTTGTTCTTTACAGTCTTCGACCGCGGATGCGATTTTCTCTACATTATCTACTTTACATGATACCGACACTTTGACACAGCCGACTAATAGCACAAAAAATAGCACGAAAAAAATTTTCATATATGAGGCTAAGGTTTTGCCTTGAGTTTGCCGCTTCGATATATTCATATGTTACTTACTACTTTTATAGATTACAAGGCCAGCCTAGTTTTAATAGTGTTTAATTATGGTCAATAGGAGAACCGTATGTGTGATACTCTCCTTGAGCACTTCTTGTGGTTGTTGTTTGTGATGATTCTATGATTTTATTGGCACTAATGGTTAACTGGCCTGTAGCGGCCATAGTAATGTCTTTACCTGCATATAGGTTTATATCCCCACCAACTGTTTGAGGGCCGTTTTGTGATGTAAAGGCAGATACATTGACATTACCACCATCTACTTGTATATTGACATTTGCATTAGGGCCGACCTGTATATCATAGTTATTGCCTGTTTTACCATCTGTGTTTAAAAAGAGTTTGTAATGGCCGCCTAAGGTGGTATTACTATTACCTTTAATATAGACGTTACTATTGCCTTCTGTTACATTGTAATCGGAAGACTTTAGAATTGTGGTTCTTGTACCATCATCTGTTATTTCTGTTTCAGTACCACTTGCATGATATTCTAATATTCTACGAGCATTGGGTGTATCGTCATATTCTTTAATGTGGCCGCTTTCAGTTGCAAACACATGATTATAGGGATACTCAGCAGCGTAAGTGTTTTCAGGCATGGACCACAGTTCTCCTTCAGAGGCTGCGTCAAATACTGCTATTGTTGATGCCGTCGGTATACCAAGTATTCTGTCAAGTTTACGTAATTCAAGTATAGGTATCTCAACATCATTGGTGGCCAGTTTGTTTGTATCTGCGTGATCTTTGTAGACATCTAAAGGATAGACACCATTGGGATCAGAAAATCCTAGACCCTTTTGTAACTGCTCTGCACCTGTGTAAGTAGGTTTGCCTGGCAATGCCCCAATTACAACGGCCTCTTGTGCGTATTTACCATCTCTAAAGAAACCTAATACCCACGAACCTTCAACAAGGCCAAGAGGTGTCTGGCCGATACCAGATATGCCTGATGAAGTAATAGGTAACAAAGGATGCGACCAAGGTAGATCGGCCGTAGGTAATAACTCTTTATCATCTGTATGAAAACCTAAACAACGTACACGAACACGGCCAAGTTTCTCAGGATCCTTACGATCTTCAACAACACCAATGAACCATACAAATCCATCTCTGCCCATAAAATCTGAATACTGTTCCATAATTCTCCTAATGTTTACTAAAAATTCCCATAAATGACCGTATTTAAAGCACTCAAGCTATTATATTTATCCGTATTTAAACAATCTGCGTAGGCATCCGCGGTGCGAAGCACTAATCTAGGCCATCTGTTAGGACCTTTCTGTTTCATTGACTTATTGAGTGTTTGTTCTATCATATTTGTTCAAATTGTCTTTGTTCCTTTTAGATTATGTAATTCTTAGGTCTATTCTTACATTCTTTGTACATTTGCTCTATTGAGACCTTTCTTATGGCCGCTATAAAGTTGTTCTGGAAAATTTTTTTCTAAACTCGCAATAAACTTTGAGGATGCTCAATGTTTGTATCATCTTAGAATAATCCTTTAATAAAAGACGTAGCACTTGATCTAAACTGTTTAAAGTTTGCTATTGCTGACTTAACAAAAGCATTGTCTTTTAACTTGCTAGCAACGGCATTTATACCTTTTGATAGTCCTAACTGTTTTATACCCTCAATACTCGTAGGAACGTTCGGGAGGGCGATTCCAGACACGTTTTTGACTATGTTATTGATTACAGACTTACTTTCTGCAACCTTATCACTTATAGCGGCAATATACTTGTTTTGTTTAACTCTATTTGTGGCACTATTGACAACAGCATTTACTGCCTTGTTTTGTGCGTCAGTAAGTGAATTTGCGTTAAAACCAAGTCTATCTATTACATCTTCAACTGTTTGTATTTGTGCGCTTGGTACGTTCTTAGTAATGGTATCTAATACCTTTTTAGAACCATCGGGTAATGTTATAAAACCTTTTTTTCTGTCTATTGGAGTATATGTACTTGTAGATATAGCCGATGATAATACATTTGTCACTTTTGTTGAATACTCTGGAAAGTCATATGTCGGTAACTCCTGATATGTTGAAAATATATCTCTTTCTACGATTATTGACATACGGTGATTATTTGCAACTAAATCTACGGTATGATTTACACTTTTAACTAGATAACGTCCTGATAACATAGGATTTACGTCTTCAATATTATGTTCTTCAGCAACTTCTTCAACAAACTCTGGATAATCAACCCATACAAGGTCACCAGCTGCAACCGTAAAGTTACCAGGCGCTTCAATAGTAATTGAAATAAATCTGGACGTATCAGTACTGTTTGTGTAATCAGCAGAAATACGACCTTGATCACCTGTTGTAATGTTTTCATGTAAATTGCTTGTATCAGGTATTAAACGTAGGCGACTATCAAAATAATCTGAATACTTTGATCTATTGTAAGATTGACCAATTGGTGTCTTTTTTAAGGCACTTAGTATTTTTGGATTATTTAAACCATAGGTCTTACTGTCTGGTGTGTGTTCATCATCTAACTCAGCTGCACCTGGTGGCATCATGCCATGATAAGAAGATGAATTTACATTATCAATGTGTAATTTTCTGTAATACAATTCGGTATAACTTGATCTGTGTGTATTGTATGTCTTTGTAAACATATCGTGTGAAATGTTTTTACTTGCAAAGTGTCCTAATCGGGATGACTTTACGGTATCTAATTCGGTGTTGTATCTAAATCCATATGGTTTTTGTAATATCTCGGTCGGATCTAAAGCAGGTGCGTCAAATGATGGTTGACCTGATATTCTTAAATCATAATAAGCAATAAATGGTCTTAACTCATTATTGTTTTGTGCTGACCGATATAAACTTTCAATACATCTAAAATGAAAACCTCGTTTGTTTTCAAAAAACTTATAACCAGCCGATTTAAAATCTTGTGGTTCAGCTATAGATGCCAACATGTTTACTGCATCAACAGGTCTTAAATTAGGAAAAACAATTTTATCATTACCTTTTGTATCATCAACCATTACCACCTTTTTACTATTTAAATACTTTTTACCTTTAATCATCTTATCAACCATCTCACCATAGGTGCCTGTCATTGATTGAGAAACCTTAACTCTTTGATTTCGGCTTAACTCTACTGATGAAAATGATAGTAAAACTGCTTGTGCGTTTTGAGTTGACTTTATTGCTTTTGCTTTATGTACATGTAATCTGAAATTTGTAAAGTCTATTTCTTCATCACCGTCATTCATAATAGGTGTTCTCATTTTAAATTCTAAGAACTCCTGTCCTATAATAGGAAATTTAGAATACAAACCTTTTGTATCATTAAGTAACAAATCACCTGTAATAAAGTTGTTGTCTATGCTTTGATATATTGTAATTGTTGCTGTTGAGTCTGTAATGTCTAATATAGGACCATCTTTACCACGATAACTATATAAAAGTACGTTGCTGACTCTTGTGTCACCTTGATAACGATAAAAGTTATTATCGTATTCTACTGTATTTGTTTGAGGTGGATCTGTGTGTAATTCTCTTGGCATAATTCATATTAACTAATTAGAGATGTAAACTCAACCATAAACAAAGATAAAAACTGTGGTCTTAAAACTCTTATCAATCTCTTTTTTAGTTGTAATCTTTCTTCATATTCATAATTAGTAACAGCAGTTGCACCTGGTGTTGTGCTGTTTACTTGTATTTTGTGTGAGTCATCACTTGATGATGTAGGACCACTTTCTTGTGTTATTTCATAATGATGAACAGCATTAGGATTTGTATATTTGTCATTTATATAGTTTTCAAATTGTACATTGTCTAACGGCCAATCGTAAAATCTGTCTTTGATATTATTAAATAACAATATAATCCAATAGTATTTTTGATCACCATAAAAGTTGTCTGCTAATATCTCTGGTGTTTCACCATTTTGTACTTCAACCTCATCAAATAATGATGCTGATTCCTTTAATCCATTTTTAATTTTAACACGTCTTAAAAGATTTGTTATTACTTTAGGATTACCATTTCCCTCTACATCATACAAAATCTTAGGATAATAACTGAAATACTTTGGCATTTTTAATTCCCATCTCTTAATCTACGTAACTGTCTATGTCTTAGTTTATCAATAAGTTCAAGTTCTCTAAATGATAATGTTAATTCAGTGGTGACAGGACTTCCATCTTTATGTGTTGAAAATTTATCTCCACCATAGTTAACTCCTACTTCCTGCAAAGCACAAAGACCTATTGAATCAATATATTTGTTTGGTGCTGTTTTATAATAGAATCTTATTACAAATTCTTCTGGTAAGTTATATGCTGAAATAGGTCCACCTTCTTCACTTTTTGATGATGGTAACGAATGATATTTAAAAGTATCACATATTTTTTCTACCATTTCAGTTTCAGCTGGATTTCTTGGTGTAAACTTAAACGTAAAGTTAAAGTTACGATAGTCTATACCTTCAAATAAAACGTCTTTGTAAGCTGCTGGCGCTGTGTTTGTTGTCTTTTGAAAAACTGCTCGAGCAGTTTCATTAGGTATATATTTTGCTATGTCCTCTTTTGCAGGTATTATGGCGCCTAATTTTTCTAAAACACCCTCTTTTTTTGCCATCTCGTTTTTAATTTTTAGAAATGCACCAGTAAATAATCCTGCCTCCATTTCACCGTAGTTTACTTTAGTTGTAAAAGATAGTGTTTGTGGCATATACAATGCAATTGTTTGAACCACACGTCTTTTTGCTGATTGTCCTGCAAATCCATCACCTAAAAAATTTGTCTTTCCTTGTATAATTTTTTGAACATCACCAGTTCCTATGGCAGATGATCCTGAACTAAAAGATAGATTTTGTGGCATATTGCCAGGCCTTCTTTGTAATATATCAAATATGATAAAATGTTGTTGATCAGCAGCTTGTTCAGGATAAACAGTTACATTTGGACCAGCAAATCTTTTAAAATTTCTACTTGTATCTGAGGTATTACGTATATTATTTTCTGTCTTTGCATACTTACCTCTTAAAGACGTACCGTTGTATATTCTGTTTAAAAAGTTATTATTTGACATGTTAATATTTATTCGTTATTAGTAAGAATTTGTTAAAAGTTCATTAGCAAGATTTTCTGGTGTTAAAGGTACTGAATCACTTGAACCTTTTTGAGTGTTACTTATATTGTTGGTCACATTATTAGAATTTACAGTGTTATTACTATTGATTATAGATGCCTGTGCTTCAACATTTTTACTCATATTCTCGGCCATAATCTCATCTGCTTTTTGAGTTGAAACATAAGAATCCATACCCACACTAGCACCTTCATCAACAGATGGATTGCCATAAATGGGTGGTATGTTTGCTCTGTCTTCTAATTTTTCTTCTTCAGTTCTTCTACCAGTCAAAAATCTAGCAGTTTTACTTGCATCCAAAGCGCCAAATGTAAATGAATCTAATGCTTTTGATAATCCTGCAATAGATTTTTCATACCAAGTAAGTGTCTCCTCTGGAGCTGCTTGTAATATTTCCTCAGCATTTAAAAATCCTGTAACTGCATCATATGTCGCAATAATTGGTGCCAATGGTTTTAAAATACCTTTAGCAAATGATGTTGACTTTTTAAGTATATTTTTTGATTTTGATAATTGTTTTTGGCCATCTTTTAATTTTTGTTTCTTTTTATCTTTATCCTTATCATCAGCACTACCTTTTAAATCATCTTTGGGTGCGCCATAGTTTATCATTTTTGCTGCAAGTGGTGTAGCAATACCAAAACCCTTTAAAATCTTACCAAACATGCTTGCTATTTTTTTTCTATATTTGAATCCAGCTGCTCCTGCACCTGCAGCTACTACCTCTGATGGAACGTCTGGTAGTTCAAAACCTAGAAAACCTGAGTCATCTGCCTTTTTATCACCACCTAATAGTTCGTTTGTTTCTAACTGTGCCTCTAGTATTTTTTCTAATATTGTTTTTGTTTCACCAAATTGAGCATCAGATTCTCTTTCTTCTTCAACCATTGTTTCTTTATCAAATGAAGGAGTTTTAATACCACCAGTTAATGCATTACTCATGGCAGTTCTACTAGCAATTTCTTCTCTGCCAGATTCTGTATCTAAACTAGGACCAAAATCACTTGAGGCAGTTGAAATAGAACCACTTTTTCTACCAGACTTTATTAATGCTCGTCTTGTTTGTTGTTGTTGTCGCTCTGCTTGATCCTTTCTACTTTCTATTTTTTGTGCAAAATCAGCAACAGGACCTGGTGCATATCTTTGAAGTAGTTTTAATGGTGCAAACTGTTTTAAAAAGTCCTTTACACCAAATTTCAATCTTGTCGTTACACCTAATAAGTCTTTAAGTCTTTCATTAACTCCACCAACTAGATTTGTTACAACTGTTGACTCTTTATCATTTAGTCCTGATTTTTTTAAATCTGATAGGTATTGTGATGTAACTTTTTGAAAATCATTTATTTCATCAAATCCCATATCTCTTAACCCATCTAAACTTAAACCATAATTAAAAATGTAGTCTATAACAGGTTTTCTGATTTGTTCTTTTTTTAGATTTTCTTCAGTATAATTGTATCCTTTTCTTACACGATCAAAATATTTGACCATTGTTTCACCAAAGATGTAACTATCACCTTCTTCTTTAAACTTCTTTTTTTGTTTTGCAAGAATTGATCCAAATTCAGTTTTACGTAACTGACCAATCTTTGGTCTAAACGTATCTGTGGATTCACCAAATGTCAATTTGGTGTCTTTAACTTTTGGTCCTCTTGGTGCCTTTGCCATTGTTTATTATTTCTTAGTTTCTATTTTACTGGGTTTACCATTTACATATAAACCAAACCAAGCTGCACCAGCACCCACAACAACAGACACAAAACCTGCCTGTGCATTGTTTGGTTCAGGTAGTGCCATAAACCATTGCATTGTCATGTAAAAAGCATATCCATATAACAACATGAATACTCTTGGTATTAATCTCCAGTTTGACATAAACTGAGGCACTTCATCTCTTAAAAATACCCATATGTTTACTATTATATTTTTTCCTACTTCTATCATTACTTACTCCTTCTTTGTTCTTCCAATCTTTGTTTTTCTTCTCTTAAATATTGTAGTAACATTTCAATATAAATTTCCCTCTCCCACGGCATCATGTTCTCAAGCTCTGTTAAAGAATATTTGTGATGATGTATTAATGCAAAATTAGTACGATAGATATTCTCCAGGCTCTCATGTGAGAGGGTTATTGAAAAAAATCAGCCGCACCTTTCATTTCAAACTCAAATTCTTTATTAGTCTTTGGGTTTTTATATTTTATAGTATGTTCAATTTGTGGCAGTTCTTCAAAAAACTTAGATAGTTTTTTAAACTGACTCATAGTTAAATTTTCAACAAATTCTTCTAACTCTTTTACTTCAATATCTTTTCTATCAAACACTTCTTCACCGTTGTAAATAGTTTGAATACAATCACGTATTAAACCTGTACTTAATTCAACAAGACCTTTTTTACTTCCCACATCTTTTATCGTAGGAACTTTCATAATTACACCATAGTTTGGTTCAAACTCAATTTTATTATTAATCGTCTTATTCAAATCTGGTTTAATGTCTTCAATTTTTAAAGTGTAATCAACAATCATTGACTCATCATCTGGACACTTTAATTTTAATTCAATATTTTCACCAACTGACTTTGCTCTTATATTTAACCAAATCCATTCAAAGTCATAAAACGGAACTTTGGTCACATCTACATCTGATAAAACACAAGATTGAACAATATCAATAAAAGCTTTAGTGATCTCGTCTTCATCTCTTGTTTCAATCGCTAATAGTAAAACTTTTTCCTCTTTTACTAAAAACGGTCTAAATCTTACCTTTATATCATTTGACAAATTCAAATTGTATTCAGGCACTTTAATTAATGGTAAACTCATTATTACTCCTCATTTTGTAATATTATATATTAGTATAATATATCTCTTATAATTTTAGGTTCAGGTAATCCTTTAGGAAATACCCTTCCTCCTGTTATTCTGCCAATAGGTGTATCTCTCCTAAATTTCTCATAAACTTGTCTTCCTACTGATCTTGCAATACCACCTAAACCAAATGGTAAATTATCTAAAAATCCTTGACCACCTTCAATAGTAGTATTTTTTCTGTACTCATTTATACCATCTTTTCCTTCAATGTTATTAAAGTTAACAGCCGACACATTTTCTGTTGTTGATGCCCAATATCTATATTTAAATGTAACATCAACTTTTACAAATGCATTGCTTGAACTATAACTCATCTGTTGTGCTGAAATAGATTTAGGATACACTTCATAGCATTGAAGTTGATATGCTGACTCATTTGATCCAACTAGTCCTCTTAACTTATCTAATTCTTCTAAGGTCATTTCTGATGTTGGTTTATATTGCAACAATGTATCTAAAAATGATCTTTTTAAAGGTGTTATTGTAATTTTACATGGGGCAGCATAATCGTCATAGTAACCTGCATCATATGATATAGGATCAATTACCATATTTTGCCATGCCTCAAAATAAACTCTTTCATCAAAATCCTGACCTGTGTAAAACGATAATGTCAATTCATCAAATGATACATTTTTACCAAATGATCTGCTTGGACCATAATATTGTTCATTAACATCATCTGTTATTGTTCTACCTGGCATTGATACATCACTACAAAATAAATCTAATCTTAACTGTAATGATTGTCTTAAGCCTGTTGCCAATCTTCTAAAATTTTCAAATCTTTTTTCTTTATCGTCTGCTTGAAACGTATATCCTCTACGTCTTAATGCTTCTGACATATTGTTAGGACCATCTACAGTTACGATAAATTGAGTAGGTCTTGCTAAACCTTCAGCAGATTGAATGCTTGATCTAAATCTGTTTAAAATAGAATCTCTATTTGTAGAAACATTGTTATATCCTGCTTTAGCAGCTGCCTGTTGTCTGTCATAATGAGGTGCTGAAGGTGGTATACCTATCCTCAAATCTAAATCACCTATTTTTTTACCTACACTAATTAATGACATTAAATAAATCTCCTACTGTCTGAATAAACTTGTGCTTCACTTGCCTTTTTAAATCTTTGTACAGGTAAGTATATAGCAACTGCAGCTTCATCTGCATTTATTCTTAAAAATCCTGTTTGTACATATGAATACAAATACTTTTTAATTGTTGGTTTTACAATCTTTATATTTTTTACATCATCATAAGTTACATCAAATTTTGTTTTACTATCAAATCGTTGATCCGTAGCAGTTGCCTGCATACGTTCTAATAGTCTAAATCTCAACAACGGTGGTAGATAGTGAAAGTTCATACCCATAAATCCACCTGATATTGGTTCTAATGGCAACACTAAAGGAAATATATCGTAGTACGGTAAAGTCTTTCTAAATTTAGGGTTATACCCAAATAAGTTCAATCGTCCTACACTAGGTCTACCGTTAAGTTTACCTTGTCTGAATAATTGACCTGCTGTAGTACCACTCGCAATCTTATTTACTTGTGTTCTATACCATGTAGCCGATCTATCACTATCGCCTGCTTTTACTTTGATTCTATCAAATACGCTTGCCATAATACTATTTATGTTAGAAATAAATAGATTTATGAAGAAGATTAAGAAGTTGACTAATCCAGATAAACGGCCATATTCAGGTATATTTAAACCTTTGAACCCTCAAAAATATAAAGGTAATGTAAACAACATTATTTATCGTTCAAGTTGGGAAAAACGTTTTATGGGTTATTGTGATAAGAATAAAGATGTATTAGAATGGGGTAGTGAAGAAATAGCAATTTACTATCGTTCTATTGATAATCGGTCACATAGATATTTTCCTGATTTCTATATGAAAGTAAGGCAATCAAATGGTACATTTAAAAAGTTCATTGTAGAGATTAAACCTAAAGCACAAACTCGTAAACCTAAAAAACCTTTACGAGAAAGCCGTACATATAAAAACGCATTGTTAACTTATGAGAGAAATAGAAGAAAGTGGTCTACAGCGTATGCTTGGTGTTTAAAACGAGATATGAAGTTTGTCATACTTACTGAAGACCACCTAAAGACTTTTTAATTAAGCAACTAATAACTTCTGTCACCTTTCTTTTTATTTTTATGTGCATCTTCTAATTCTTTATTTTCGATTATTTCTTCTCCACCATCATTATTAGAAATAATGTGTCCAATATCATAGTTATCTTTATTTTCAAGGTAATGAATATCTGATATTGGTCTGCCAAACATATCCTCTTTAGTTCCTGAAGTTTTATTAAATACATCATACCAATTTTCTTTTTGTCTTTCGTGTATAAGTTTTATAATACCTCTATCTTTTAAAGTAGGTATTAAAGTTTTTAATTGTACTTCAATCAAATCAAATCTCTTTTGCATCCGTAAGACATCGGTGGTGCTTTGCATTATATATTTTATACCTTCTCTATCATCAATCTTTTTACCGTTTGAATCTACTTTGACATTACCATTTTCATCTAATTCATATTGATTAATACTCATAGATTTTATTTCTTCTTCTATCATCACTCTAGCAAATTCTTTTCTATCAACCACTGCAACCTTAGTTTTATATTTCTTAAAATCAGAAAATAGTTTTTCTAACACGTTTTGTCCTCTTTCAAATGAGGAATTAAATATAAAATGATACTTAATAAGTAAATTCATAGCATTAGCATATTTTGGTATTTTTATATCTGTCAATTGAATACTAGCCAAAGTACCAATTAATATTTTAAGTAAATTATATTCCTCACTATCTAAATGTATTTTTTTCATATATGAAGTAGGATCTTCAAGCATTTTGTAGTACATACTAGCGTCAGGTAACTTATAATTAGCAGGAGAATTGATATTTTTAATCAAATGTATTGTTTCAAAAATCAACTGAATATGTCCAGCAACACTAAACCCGTACTTACCAGATTTCTCACTAATATATTTTGGTGAACATAATGCAGGTAAATTATAATAATATATGATATCGTCTGAAATTTTAAATTTTAAAATATCAAACCAAATTAACCAATTTTTTCCTGATTGTGTAAATGGATTATTAGTATTGATACCCACAACTAATTTAGCAGCGTTTTTTAAAGATCCTTTAGTGACCACTTTTCCATCAATAACTTGGTCTAATATAGCATCCTTTTCATCACTTTGTAAATCATTCCAATAAAAATCAGTATAACTATTTCCATTTTCAAATGCGATAGTTCCAGTATATTTAATTTTATTATCAAAAAAAGGTACAAGCGCTAATAGTCCTCGACTTTGTCCATCTATTATAAACTCTTCGGCATCTTTATAACCTTCAATTATCTTAATCGCTCTTTCTATAAATTCAACATTTTCTCCACTTAAAGATATATCGGCTGCCTGATTGAGTGCGTTTAACAATGCCTTTTTTGTTATAAAAATAAATGTTTGTAATTGAGAACCACCTTCAAAAACAAAGTTTCCAGTCATATAGGAATTGGCAACTAAAGATGTCCAAACATCTTTTGGTAATATTCTTTGTAATAACTCTGGTACTGACACTACTCTACCAGATTTTAAATCATTATATAAATTTCTATAAGTATAGTTATCTTTTTTTGTAACTTCTACCTTGTTTTTAATTTTTACCTTATTTTTCATATCTCTCCATTATATAAAATTGAATCATACTAATAGTATATCATAAATTAACGGGATTGTCAAGTATGTATAGGGTGTGCTAATACAGCACACCCCATTTGAGAAAGTGAGAGAGATAGATTAGGAATCGTCCTCAGCAAGTTTACTAAAATACGATAGGTCATCGCTATCGTTGGACTCATCCTCTTTCTCTACCGAGTTGTTAGAAGACGTTGGTACGTCATTACTGACAGGTGGGAGGTCAATATCTTCAACAGACTCGGTACTTCTTTGTCCAGTAAGTGTCTTATTCAGTTTCTCTTTGAGTTCATCATAAGATTTAAAATTACTTGGATCAACGAAAGGTTTTAGAGCATATTGAGATTTCCATATTTTGTCAATCTCCTCATCAGTAGGTTTTACTCTACTTGGTTG